AGAGGTGAGTACGAAGCTATGTCTGACCAAGATAGAGCGTATGGTGAAGAAGCTTGGAAAGCAGATCGTGGCTACTACTCACAAAGCATCGGCTCTATCTTTGAGACACGTGATATGACTATTGATGATGCAGTAGAGTTTATCAGAACAAATGAAGACTTCACTGATGAAGAGAAAAACATATACGAGACTAACTTGTATCGTAGTTATGTAGACGCTGCTGCATTAGTACGGAAGCGTTCACAACAAAGAGCTAGAGGCGCAGCAGAAGCACTAGCAGCAGATTAAAAGAGAGGGGCCAAGCGGCCCCTTTACTTTTTTATACCATGCATATCTGCACTTCGTTCTGCCCACATCTGCACCTCTATTAAGTTCTTTAGTGCTTCGTGTTTCTCTTCTGTGCTGTGTAAGTTATCCACTAAGTATTGCTGTAGATTCCTGACACCTTCATGTAACCCTGCCCTAAACTGTTTATGTCTCCCAGAGATGAATGCTTCAGCTTCTTTCTCTAGACTCATTTATTTCCTTTCATGCCTTTCTAGATAGTCTATTCCTTTTTGTAGTCCTTCTATGTTGTCACCCATCTTACCTATACCACTATTGCAAGGCTTACATAACCAACCTCTAAAAGCATAAGTTATATGATCATGATCTAGTTGTATGTTTTCAGGTTGTATTACAATGCCACAGCAATCGCAAGGTGTAGGCACGGTAGGTTTTGGTGGTGCTTCTTTTCTTGCTACACGTATACCTTTATCATACTCTTGTCTACAGGCTCTGCAGCACTTAGCTTTACCCCCAGACCTCGGACCAGTAACACCTTTTTCTCTATTAAATATAGATATTGCATAAGAAGCAAAAGCTCTTTCAGGTAAATCTTTCTTACAGACTTGACAGTAATATGTATCTCCTTGTGATTCTGGTTGTTTAGGTTCTTCGTTAAACAAGTTAAGTTGCATTACATCCTCGTTGGATTTTTTAGGTGCAAGATGAAAGGTAGCCATAAATTATACAGCTACCCTTTTTGTTATTAGTCTGCTTCTGTGTCGATAATTAGTTCTTTACCTGCATCGTAAGCTTCTGTGCCTTTCTCAATAGCGTATTCACCTGCTGGTACTACTACTTCATTGACCACGCCTACAGCAAGAAAACCTACTGTTAACATTACGATTACTGTTTCTAACATATTAATCTCCTTCTATATGTTTCTCTAGTTCTTGGTAGCCACCAATGTAGTCGCCACCTATTGTCCAAACTTGTGGGACTGTTCTTATATCAGCTTTCTTGAATAAGTCAAGCACCCATTTGGAATCGTTGAGGGAGTAATAACTTACTACTCCCCCTTTATCTCTTATAAGCCCTACTGCTTTGCTACACCACATACAGTCGGCTCTACCTACTACAACATACTGGTTCATACTAGGTCTACTATCTCACAGCTATCGCCAGAGCAAGCCATTGTCTGCATTGCTACAGTGTTATCTTCCTGCTCATACTCGTTAAGCTTAGACCAATCAATACGTTCAGGCATTAGCTTAAGTAGCTCTTCATACTCTTCCTTCGTGCAATCCTGGTATGGTGCTTGCTGATAAGTATGATCACTGTGTGGTAGGAATGATACGCCTGACATCTCGTCAAAGTGTTCGTACACAAACGCACCCACAGCTAGCCATTCATGGTCACGAACTGAGATAGTAACCGATGGTTTATGTTCGCACCAGTGACGTTGATATGTAAGCCATGTCTCTAGCTGTTCGATAGCTGTCATATCATTACGTGTTACAGCTTTGTTAGGTGATTTCTGTGGGAAGCTAAACACTGTAGTCGTATCACCCTTAAACACACAAGGTTCAGCAGGGATGCCTTGATCAATCATGAACTGAGTAAGTGGGTCTTTGTTATCTCCCCGTACAGTCCTAATGTAATAAGGGTTATGACGAGCATGGATGCCACTAGCAGAGTCCACAAGTTGTGATACCGTCCCAGATGGTTTAACGCAAGTGATAGCAGTAGATACAGGGATACCAAGACGTTCAGCCCAAATAGCATTAGTATCAACTGCGACATTTCGTAAGTGTTCAAGAGTCTTCTCCAATCCTTTGTTCTTAGAAGTCAGTAATGGATTATCCATGATGCCTGTTAGACTTACACCTAGTAGTCTTTCTTCTTCTGTGTTACGTTGCCAGATTTTACGTAGATAGGGGAACTTTGTGTATGTTGCTTGGATAGTTCCAAGGATAGTTGCAAGGCGTACCTTTCGCTCCAAGTCATCCACATTGTCTGTAGCCCTGACCACAACTTCCGTAAGGTTACAGAACTGATACGGGCGCAAGCTGATCTCACTACACGGGTTGCAGCCGAACTCTTGATTAGGATCACGCCGCCCATACTTCTTAGCAATTTTAACACAAGCTTCACGGTTAAATACTCCTCGCTCACCTGATTTACTCTCTACTAGAGCTAGCCATTCACGCATAAATGTTTCGATGTCAGGTTTCTCTGTGTATGCTACACTGTTGTTAGCCAATGCACGATGTGCTGCAGTTTCCCACCACTGCCCTGACTTAGCATGGCGCATACGGTCATCACTTAGGTTAGACAAAGAGATCATAGCACTACGACGAACGCCACCTACCACAACGATCTGCCCAATGAAACACATTAGGTCATGGCATTCTATGCTAGATAACTTACGTCCTTGTGCATTCTTGAATGTAGTGATAGCAAAGTTAAACAGTTCTACTAAAGGCGCTGGGCCTGATGCTCTGCCGCCAAACGTTTTAAGTCTTGCACCTGCAGGACGTACCAAACTAATATCCCACTTAGGAATTTCACCAGCCCAAAGGAGAGCTAACAATTGACGGAAAGCCTTAGCCCACCCCTCCTTACTATCTTTAACGACGATAGTAGTGTCACTGTCATAGAGGATAGGCACTTCGGGAAGCTTAGATATGTATTGACGTTCAACAGAGAAGCCGACTCCAGTACCGCAGAGGAGGATGTACATCGCTTCGTCGAAGCTCTTAGGGTCATCTACGGGTAGGTATGAACAGTTGTATCCTGCTGTGTTGTCACGCTCTAGCGCTGGGCCAGCAGTCATCATAGCTCTCATGGATGGCATGATCTCTAGACCTACAATAGCTTGCTCTAGGTCATGCTTAGTCTCTGCATCTACCTTGTCACCAATGACGTTAGTAGAATAACGTGTCACGGTATCATCCCATGACTCACGTCCGTAGTTATCAAAGTACTTAGCGTAACGTGATTTGTGAATAAATGATTGGTAGTCTGTCGGTAAGTAGTTGCTCATGATTTTCTTTTCACCTCTATCTGTTTAATCTTTGCATCAATATCATATACAACATCCTGTATAAGTTCCTTCACGGCTTGCTCATACATATCTTCTGATATAGGAAGTATGTTGTCTTCTTCATCTATATCTATTGTCATTCTAATATCAAACTTCATGCCGCCTTTTCCAGTAAATCAGTAAGATCGGGCTTCTTATAGTTTGGCCCTTTCATAACCTTGCCATCTTCACGCAGGATAGGGTTGCCATTGCTGTCTAGCTTAGACATGTTACTGTTATGCACACGTGCGAATGCTTCCATAAATACACCCTCTCCGTAATACTCTAGTCCACCTTCTAATGCACGACTTACCTGCCCTTGCTGTTTCAGTGTAGCCTCACGTTCCTCTTCACGTAGGAGCATACCTATATGATCAGGTGCTGTAAGAGCTAGACCTGTCGATACATATAGTAGATCACATAGTTCCTTCAAGTGTTCTGCTGTACCAAACTGCTCAGCCCTGTACTCCTCTAGTTCTTCATCAATAAGTTTAACCCACAAGCGTGGGTCAAGTGATCCTTTGAAAGCTTTAATGAAAGCGCCAACCTTATCATGTGGCATTTCTACTTTGTCATTCATTTATGAAACTCCTTATAGCGATCACGTAGTCTGTTGAGATACCAGATAGCTTTATCAATATCCTCTAAGCCATTCTTGTATTCGTGTCGCCACAAGTACTTCAATACGTTTGCAGCATGTGGTGCTACAGTACTAGACATGTTCTCAGTCATAGCTTCGATAGCCTCAATACATTCAATGCCAGCTTGGTTGTAATGTATAGGTTTGTTTACTGGATCAATGTCATCGTCAAACGAAATAGTTGTTAGTGTTGGCTCAATCTTCATGCGTTACCTTTCGTCTTTGTCCATGTGTTTAATCTATATACATTACCTTCACGTGTAACTTCAAGAGGTTCTTGTTCATCGTCTTCAATACCCATAAGATAGTCACGATGCTCTTCTACTAAGTCATACACATCAGGATGCTCAGATGCTACATCAAGAAATGCTGACATCAGCGTAGCTACATTCATGATGTGTGCCATCACAATTGTAGGCACTGGATTATCAGGTGAAGTAACTAGCTCAATAGAACAGTCACCATCCCAATCTTCTTCGTAGTTGTTAGGGCGAATCACGATAGCTAGTTCATCATCCCGTAGTGTATGAGCCATTATACTTTCCTTTTTGTTTTAACTTCTATACGTTTGACTTTGATCTCTTCACCCTTCTCTTTTAGCCAGGGTTCAGGTATCACACGATGCGCCCACTGAAAGCCATACTTGTCACACCAATCACAGTACCTAGACTTAGCACCTTTGTAAAGCTTAGAGTTTGCATTACTGAATACAAAGCGTATGTCTAGCTCTGGATGCTGCCTCTGAATCTCACGGTGTTTGCGTCTATCTGCTGAATCAAAGATGCCTTTCGTTTCTATGATGATACCATTATCAAGCACGAAGTCAGGTGTGTAGGTACGATACTTTAAGTCTTCCCATTCTACCTTTAGTACTTCGTATCTGACTTTCTTTTGTTTATCTTTTAGCCACGCAGCAACCTCTTTCTCAAGGCCACTACGATAGCTTTTCAAATGTCTACGCTGCGCCACGCTCGTCCTCTAAGTACTGAGGATCAACAAACACATAGTCAATCATAGGCGGTTGCTGTGCTGTAGACTTAACAGCAGGGAGCGTCTGTAGGTTAGGCCAACACTTGTGTTTGAATGAGCAGAAGCCACATTCACTTCCAAGCTTTAGGTTACCTGTAGCCTTGCGATAATGAGTCTCAGGGATAGC